ATTGGGCATTGCTGCCATCGGGTTCAAAGAGTTATTCCTTGATTACACGAACACCGCAACCGTTGGGGACGTAACGATAAACAAAAGCAGTGGCAGGGTAAACGTGCTCGCCGGAGCCTCCAACTTGACCGTGGCCTGCAATCTCGTGACGGCAAACAGCCATGTAATGGCAATAGCGTCACAGAACGACGCAACAGGACGTGTAACGTCGGTGGTTCCGTCCACCGGAAATTTCACAATAAACTGTATTGCGCCGGCGGCCAATATGGCGGTTGACTTCGTGCTATTTGGTGCTGATTAACTCTCCCACGTAAAAAGAACCCGGCGCGGGGTTGGGTTTGCGCTGTCGCGTTGCGGTCGAGTAGCTTAGTCATGGCGCGGCCCTCCGTGGTGGGTGGTTGTGTTACGCGACATCAATCGCCAGTTGAGGCGACATTTGGTGTCGTTGAATTTACGTTATGCGTCACCCGCGCGGCGGGCCACCTGCCAGCATATCTCCGCTATTTAGCTGGACGCTCAGTTTTTGCTCTCTCGCTACGTCAGCAAGCCGTTCCAATGCCGTCGCCATTTCATCGGGCGTGTAGCTGTCCGCGTCTCTTACAATGCGCCGCAGGTTCTTCTTAAAATACTCCGCATCCAAACCGTTCATATCTATCTCCGTTGAAAGTGTGCCGCACAACCCGTCATTCCAGCGAACCGCGCCGAAGCGTGGCACGCTGTAGTTCATTTCTCAGCGCGGTCGTTGAATTCTGCGTTAGCCGCCTTGAGCGCGTCCTTGGCTTTCATAAGTTTGGACTTCAATTCGTTAGCCTCTCGTGCCCTTTCATCCATCCTTGCGATTGCTTGGTCTAGCGCATCGGGCAGCGTCATCAAATCGTCTTTTACTATTCCGCCGCCTGTTGCGCGATATTCCGGCAAACAGTCTCGTGCTATCACGCTATTGCGTGAAACCCACCCCCCGATCTCGTGCGGGTACACCTTGTCAAATCTCACTACGTCACGCACTTCTTTAGGTAAATCTTTCGGCTCCATGTTATCTCCAAAGTGTCGGCTAACTAGCCGTTCAAAAAGGACAGCCCAAAAGCGGGCTGCCTCTTAACTTTTAGTTAGAGCGCTTGCGGATTGCACTTGCAGCCTCTCGCACATCCACGCAATAGTCCATGCTCTTTAGTTCGTCGCATATTTCTGCGCACGCCTCACGCTCGGCAAAGATCACCATCTTTATGCGCTCGTTTATCCATGTCAGTTCACAGTCCGACCAGACAATCCCACCTACAAGGTCAGGGTGGTCGGTCTTTACTACGCAAAACATGCGCTCTAACCCGCCATTCGAGGCAGACCGCCCATCAGCGGGGTTTTCGTCGTGTTGCTGCGTGTTCGCGTTCATCGTGCTTGCTCCTGTGTTTTAGTGGGCGGCTGCTCAGTTTTCTAGTTGGGCAACATCTTGTAGCACCGTTGTTTGGGTGGGCGCTTGCAGAAATTAACCGTCAAATTATCTCCGCCATATGCACACTTCAAGCAGCTCTCGTTTTGCTTCAACCCTTTCGGAAGGGTATACGACGCATACCCGCCGGTGGCGATTCCTACAACCATTTCATGCAGGATATTTCTGTCCATCTTCAATCCTCCTGTGCCTCATGCCCAACCCGGTGTTCAACGCAGCCACGGCGGTAAAGCTGCCGTGCCGGTTAACTCCACCTCTTCGCGTATTTTGCAAAGGCAGGCGATTAGCCAGTCGAGTTGCGTTACCGGAAAACCTGCGCTATCAACCGCTGCAATCTGAATCTTTGCGCACCCGTCATAGTGCGTATCTACTGCATCATATCGCACCGCGTATTGCACGCCACTATCGTCACTGTAGCGCTGCTCCCACGCCATCCTTTGAGGGCATAACCCGCCGCTCAACTCAGACCCGCATACGGCGTCATTGTTTTCATGTTTTGGTGTGTTCGTAGTGTTTTGCTCCGTTCGTCGTTCACAGTTGTCGGGCTGGTTAACTACACGTTAGGCACATCAGTCCCGTAGGTAATCGTGCGTTGTGTAGGCCACTTCGCCCTCGTACAGAACGGAGCTTGTCGGCTCAATGATTACCACCACATGCGGGTGACAGTTCGCGTTCAGCCACTCGATCACGGGTCGCGTAACCGCTTCAAATTGTTGCTTCTGTTCTTCAGTCATCTTTTTTTCCTTCCTCGTAGTCAGGTTCATCCACAAAGTACAAATTACGCGGTGTTGGCGCTATGCCATCTAGTTTCGTGTCCATTTGAAATGCCGTTTTGCGCGTAGCACTTTCCCGTCAACCTCAGTCACAAGGTCGTCGCCTTCTTGCCACACGAAAACGGGGAATTTCTCCCAGTGTTTTAGGTGTTCTGTTATTGCTTCATTCTTTGTCATTTTTTTTGCTCTCCGCGCCGGGAATTCACAAAATCACCTCACGTATGATCAACGATTCTGGCACTCCAGCGGCAAGCGCCTTGCGATAGTTATCTGCATAGCCTTGCGACCCTGTTATCAACACAGGGGCGCCCGGAATGTATGTGTTGAGCGCAAGCACTCTTGTCTGTCTCAAAAACCACGAATTTTTCATCATCCACTCAGTCATTGCTCCGCTGCCGAACACCACGACCTCTTTATACTTCGCCCAATCCGCGTAATACGCCATGGCCAGATGTTTCGCGTTTGGGATGAGTCTCTGCAACAGCAAATCATCCATGAACACAATTTTGCATCTGGCGCGAGACAGACGTTGGTGTAGCCATAATGCCGCGACAGCACCAGCAGCGGGAAGTCCTTCCTGCTTGAAATCGCAGCTTATCTGAAAAGAACAGTTTGCGAGTCCGTGTCCCAAAACGAATTTCGCGAACTGCTCAAGTTCACCTTGCGTGCAATTTTGGTCTGTCAAGATGTATTTGATCGTTACGGCCTGCGCGTTGATTGCTGCATAGCGCGATAGATGACACAGTACAGCACCCATACTATGTGCCGCGCCACGAACTTCGGCAAACGTGTCTTCACAACCCGCATCAACGCTCGCTGTGACGGTTCCTCGTCCACTGCGGATCGCGGCCTCGATGGTTGGCGAGAATACGGCCGCATTCGTCAGAAAACGATGCTTGGCCGTTGTTCCCGCCATCAGCTGCTGAACCAACTCGGGAAAACCGCGCCCCAGCGTTGGTTCCCCGCCGCCCCACACGACCGTGTGACAATCACACAGCGCGCCGTCGTCAATCAACCTTTCGAGCAGTCCACTCACATCATATTTGGGCTGCTCACGCCCGTAAAACTTTTCATCACAGTACGAGCATTTCATGTTACACACCGTGTGGTGCTCCATTGAGAGATAGTTCACTTTCAATTTTTCCAACGGCTCCCATTCCTTGAATTCTGCAAACGGACACCCCGAGCAAGGTGTTTCATCGCCTTTGTTCATGTCCGCAACAATGCTCTGTTTGGTGGAAAGGATGTTTTCTGGTGTGGCAGCTTTAGCATCAACTAACTTCACATCGCCGCGCATTTCACCTTCGACGAAGAACCGCTTGCAGCACGTCCTGATTTCGCCAGGGGCTAGGAACAATGAGCCTTGCAAATCGGCGCAACTCCACGACTTATCGAAGATGATGGGATCAACGATATAGTCTTCAAACAAGAACTGCTTTGCCACCTTGGCGTAGAGCGTATTCAGCTGTGTGTGCCGCACGAAACCGACCCAATGATCGGGGACCGCATTGAGCAAATATTTGAGCAACTCGGTACGTCTGGTGTCGTCTGGAACTTTGTGAACGATTTCACGCACGCGTGTTGCGATTACACCAATGCAGCCGACGGCATATGCTTGTATCAGTTCATCCTTGAGACTGGAAGGCCCCGATGCCGCAAGTCCTTCCCCGATCTCAGTCCATCCCGCGATGAACCCGTCGACGTGTCTCTCTGTGACCGTGCTTGTTATCGCACCTTGGTGCAACTGTTTCGTATACAAAATCTCCGGCAAATATGCCACACGCTGTGCATGGACGTAAACTTGCCAGATGAAATCTATGTCTTCATGCACCCCCTTGCGAAAACGCAGCTGACGGTTTTCAATTAACTCGCGTTTCACGGCAGTGAAAATAACAGAACCGTCCATGCGTAACTTTAAGTATTCGGATAGCAATTTCAATTTCGGCATCGCGAGACAGTGCCCGTCCTTGCGTTGATTGACACTAGGTGCGTGCGACCACTCCCAGCCGTATCCAACGGCATCGACTTCTGGGTTCGCGGTAATGAACTGTGCAAGACTGTCAAGCGCACCAGGCCTCAATTCATCATCAGAATCAAGAAACACGATCCAATCGCCAGTTGCGTTGTCCAATGCAAGGTTGCGCGCATGACCCGGTCCGCCGTTGCGATGGGCGTGCAAAACAGTGTGTCCAAAAGCCGTGCTCATTTCACGAAATAATGTGCTCGAGCCATCGTCTACAATCAGCACTTCTGTGCTTGGGTGTGAAGCACTAGCCGCACAGTCCGCCAACAAGTCTTCAATTGGGTTGTGTGTAGGAATGATGATGGAGAATTTCATGCCAGTTTCCTTTCGATGATAGTTGTCAGTCCACCGATGGTGCAAAACTCTTCAGACTCGATTTCAGCATCTGTGAACACAATATCGTGCTGTCGTTCCAGCTCAATGACCAGCCGTACCAAGCCCAATGAGTCAACGAGTCCTGCCGCGCGCCAATCAAGCGCATCACATGTGTCTGCCCGCGCACGAAGCGCGACGCGAACATTTCTTCCAACAAAGGAAATCATACTGGTACCCACTCCTTTCTATTCGCCGAATCAACCATTGCAGCCATCATCACTAGTCCTTGGTGCGCTATCTCCGGCGAGTATAGCGCGGCAGGAACAGTCGTTTCTCCGACATTCTCGCCAAGGTGTCCGCGCAACCAGACGGCAATATCGCTGTATAGGCTGGCATAGGCTTCGATGAAGCCTGCGGGGTGCCCAGCCTTGAACCGCTGATACCGTGAATCATTCGCAATATGCAGCCCCGGCGAGGCACGATCAAGCGTCGCTCGCCCGCCGTTCGCATATGACAGCATCATTTCCTCTGGGCTGCTCTGCACCCACTCTGCTGAGCCTGCCGTTCCGCAAACGCGGACTCGCAAGCCATTGCGATGCCCGAGTGAAGCCTTGCCAAACCACAACGCTGCCGTGAAGCCGGAGGCGTATTCCGCCAAACAGTTGACGTCGTCAATGACGCCAAAATTACCATGACAGGACTGTTGTGCGACAAGCCGAATCGGAACATCGTTTGTCAGGAAGTGGATCAGATGATGAAGATGGGTGCCAAGGTCAAGGTGTACACCGGGAATAATTCCGTCCTTCAACCGCCAATCCTGCGGATGTGCCTCTGTGCGCAAATACCCTTCCTGTGGCATTTCGGCATGAACGCTGATGATTCTTCCGAGTCCGTCCGCCTGTATGATTTCGCGCAGTTCACGGATCATCGGATAACCGGTGTAATTGTAGGTGACTGTGAGGAAGCCGTTTGTGCGCTCACGCTGAACGCACAACTGCGCGGTTTGTTCGGGTGTTGCCGCGAGCGCTTTTTCGCAGATGACTGGGATGTCAAAATTAAGCGCCAACTCCACATCATCCGCATGATGTGGAGTTGGCGTCAATACGACAACAGCATCTAAATCGGCGTATACAGCAACTCCACCTAATGATGTAGCGCAGCAATCGAATGTCCTGCCTGTCTCTTCATTGGCGTGTTTATCCCGTGAGAAGCATCCTGTAACGACCTCAAATAGCCCGTCCATTCGGCAAGCAGCGTAGTGCGCACGGCCTACGGCTGAGTTGACGCCGCCACCGATGAAGCCTAGTTTCAACGGCTTCATGATTTCTCCTTTAGTTTCTGACCGAGCTTCAAGCGAAGTGCCGCAGTTGATTCGGCGACGATGCGCTCTTTCAATTCATCGGACATCGCATTCTCCACCCTCACTTCACCGAGACCTTGAACTTCGATCACAGCATGACTTTTCAACCCACTTTCGTCCAAGAATCGTCGATAGATGTACACGCTCTTCAGTTTCATTTCGCACCCCCAAGCGTCTCCGCCAACTTCCCGCGCTGAATCTTCCCGGTTTCTGTCTTTGGGAGCGCGTTAACGATGTACACGGCGCGTGGCAACTGCGCGTCTGTTAAATGCGGCAGGCATACCGATTGTATGCCGCGCGTCCAGCCGAAGGTCTCAAAGCTGATCAGGTTGGCCTTCACCGCCTCCGGGTCAAGCACGATTGCGAGTGCCACAACCTCACCCAACACATCGTCAGCCTGTGAGAATGCAGCACATTCAGCAATTGCCGGGTAATCTGCCAGCACGGCTTCCACGTCTTGCGGGTAGACTTTCGTGCCGCCGACATTTATTAGCTCCTTGATGCGACCAAGGTAGAACAAGTCTCCCCACTCATCAATCTCCCCCAGATCTCCTGTTTTAAAAAAGCCACTTACCATTGCAGCCGCAGTCAGTTCAGGCTTGTTATAGTATCCATCAAACAACACACTTTTTCCTGTGCCAGACGCGCCAACAAGTATTTCGCCTTGTTCATCAACAATAACGACCGAGTTATCAATAGGCTCACCAACAGACCAACGAGACGTCGTGCTGGTCGTGCTAGTAGCAATTGACACCTCTGTCGTGCCGTAGCAATTAAATATGGGACGCATCCGTGACAGCAACATTGGTTCGGTGGAAAGTGGCGCAGAGGATGACACGATGCAGCGTATAGAATTCGGGTCGTCATACATCTGACCGATCTGCTTTACCTGCGACGCAACTGGAACGGCAAATGTAACATTGTGCTTCCCTGCTAATCCCCACCAGTTTGCCGCAGACCACTTGTCCATCAACACCAGCGCGCCACCTTTGAGCACCGACATCAACACAAGCCGCTGTCCCATGCTGTGCCACAATGGTGTGCTGATGAGTGTCACGTCGTCCTCGGTGCAATAGTATAGATCGTTCATCATTTCGACGCGCGCCAATTTGGTCTTCTGCTTAAGCAGAATGGGCTTAGGCTCGCCCGTGCTGCCGGATGTGGTGATGATGAGGAAGCGATCTTCCGGCTGGCCCTGAAACTTCAGACGCACGCCGTTAACACCTTCGTCCTTCGGCTCAAATCCTTCGTTGATGAAGAACTTGCAGTCGCAGGCAGAGTAGGCTTTTCCGATCGTTTCCTGAGTGGCGTCTTTGCCCATTGGAACAAGGCAGATTCCAGAATCGGCGCAGGCCAGCATCATCACGACAAAGTCAATGCCGGTCAGCTGGCACATAAGGTGGTCGTGCCGCTTCAACCCGTTGAGACGCAAGATGTGTGCTTGCTGCTGTACCAGTGTGAGCAACCAGGCATAGGTTATTTGGCGATCGCCGTGAATCACGGCAACTTTGTTCGGAAGCCGCATGGCTGTTTCAAAAAAACGGCGAGATATTGTCATTCTCATTCCTTCGAAAGATAGTTTATAACGAATTTTTCCACACCGGGGTTTGGGTTCGGTGGCACTTTTGGAAACACCCAATAATGGTGAATCTCTTGTTGTCTCACAGCAATTTTGTGAAACTTGATGGACTGAGGGAAAACGTTTGGGAAGAACCGCAACCGAAACGCGTCCCACCATGTTTTCGGGACACGTTCCGTCCTATTCTCGCCGGTGTACTCTGTCCAATGTCCAGCCGACAACGTGGCCGTAAGACGCACGATTAACTCGTCGGTGACTTGATCATGAAACTCAGAAATTTCCAAGGCGTCTCTGCGCAATCCTACTTCGGAACGGATGCGAATTTTCTCCAAAATAACACTATTCGCACGGGCCATTCCGCGCGGTTCAAATGTTCTCATTCTCATTCCTCCATAAAATCCGGCAGACATCCTGCCCGATAATTTCTTCTAGCCGTGTCGGTGCGGTTCTTTTTTACACGCGCGCCGCGACTTTCAAGCTGTTTGACGCATTCACGATGCGCGTCCTTCTGCGTCATCGGCTTGTGGCAGATGTTACAGTAGCCGGTCTTGGTAAAGTTAATCCGCCTCATATTGCCTTCGTCAATTTCAAGAAACGTTCGCTGTCCATGTTTATGCGAACACCCCTCTCTGCCACAACCACTGACCCCGGCGCGGTGTCTTCCGTTACCAGCGCGTTTGCCCCGACGAAAGTTCCTTCACCAAGCCTCACGCCTTGAACAACACACGAATTGACACCGAGAACACAACGATTCCCGATCTCAACTCCACCGGCCAGCGACACACCGCTGTTGATCCATGAATGTGCACCGATTTTGCAATCGTGACCAACGCTAACGTTGCTGCTAATGAAGACATTTTGTCCGACCGTGCTGCCGGGGTGAATGGCAACATTGTCGTAAATGACGCAGGCGTTTTCGAGGGTCACGCCGTTATGCAGAAAAAAGTCGTGGTGCACATATCCGTTGACACTATAGCCAAGCTCCCGTAGCTCGGTGTACCGGGCGGCGCGCACCTTGTTCATCTGGTGATAGCCGACAGCCATAAAGACATCATAGCTGGCAACTGGCACGGCCACGATGCTGCTGTATGGCACGAGTGGCAGCCCCATGAATTTGAAAACGTCGGGCTTGACGAATTCATCATCAGCACAGAATGCGGAAATGCTGTGGTTGGAACAGACAAAGGAAAGCATTACACGCGCCATGCTGCCTGTTCCGAAGATGATGGCAGACTTTCGTTGGTGCTTCAATTTAGAAAGAGAAAGACTTGTTTCGGTATTCATAATTTGAACTTCACAAACAGTGCATTCCCGCAAACGAAGTGCTTCTCGATTTCATGTGCGCGCTCGGCCAGCAATTCATCACCAGCACGCTTCGGGCCATCGCCGTGCGCCCATTCGTAGTCATCCAAGATTAACCACCCGCCCGGCAAAATGCGAGACGCATACTTGTCGCAATCTACGCGCACGCAGGCGTAGTCGTGGTTACCGTCAATATGCAACACGCTGATTACGAAATCTTCATGCAAGTGAACGTGATCAGACGACCCCCGCACATGTGATGTGCTGCGAAGGTCGAAAGTGTTTACGGAGTACATTTCTGCGAGCATCTCCCAATTCCACTCGTTCGTCATGTCAATCAGGGTCGCGGGGGAGTCAGCCTGCACCCCCATTGCCGGTGACCACGGGTCAATAGTGAATAGGCTGTGGATTCCGCTGCGCTCTGACATGTAGCCAAGGACGGAGGCTGTGCGGCCTGCAAGCGAGCCTATTTCAACTACATGACCAGCCTTTGGCGCATCATCAAAGACACCGACCATCGCTGCAATTTTGATTTCAGACGATTCGCCGTAGATACTCATGGCACGTTTCAGGATGCCTGCAAGTTCAATCTCTGGGACTTTGGCAAGCGGTTGCAGCATTCTCACTTGCGACATCAGCGTCCTGTGAGCATTCATTTCCTGCTGAATCGGAGAAGATCCCAACAGCTTTATTGGCAAGTCGGCGATCTTGAGGAATTCACGCATAAAGATGTGAACACTGGCGACAGGACAAAACAGGAAAGTGCTGCAAAGTTCCGGCGCGTGCACAAATTTGTTTACAGCATTCGTAAAGGCAGCGTCGAATTCAGCATCGTGTATGGTTGGCAGGTCTTCCGGCCTGACACGCAACACGCTGCCTCCAAAGTTCTCCGCTGTCCGTGCGCTTTCTTCTGCTTTTTGCCCAACGAATGGGAATATTATCAGTTTCATCACTTCCTCTCCTCATAAAGTTTCCAAACTGCATCAACAAACGCCGTGCGCAACTCTACAGGCGGCTCCCCTAAGAACTTCCCGACAATATCGGCCTCACTGAGCAGATAACGACTCAACGCCACACGCTCACCATCATTGTTTATCAGCCGCACGGCTGCCGCTACATATTCCTCGCGGCTATGCGCGATAAGCCATTCTGGCATCCCGGCACGGCGAAGCATCTTCGCGTCACAGGTGCTGTGCGGCTCGTCACCCTCCATTACAACCAGTGGGCTGCCAAGCAGCATTGAATCCACATTACTGTTTGTGCCGCCAAATGGAAACGTACCGAGCTGAATATGGCACTGTTGCATCTGGCGGATGTAGTGGTTGTATGCACTGCGCTCATACGTGAACGCGCCGGGAATGTGCTCACGAATCTCCTTTGCAGTTTGCGAAAGAATTGTGGACAACATATTCGGCCAGAAATGGAACTCGACCTTGCGCGTTACCTTTTCTGAGATCTCCTTGAGCGTTTCCAAAAATGTCGCGTTCAATTTTGTGACCATCGCAGGGACAGCAATCTTGAGTACTTCCGGGTTCTCTTCGACAAACGGCGTAGGTAATTCAGCGTCAGGCCGCATAACGAAGTTAAACTGCGCGCCGAGTGGCAGCTCAATCAGCTTCTCTGTGAACAGCGTCGGATCACGAACGTCGCCCTCTTCGCATATCGCATAATCAATCGCCTTGGAATGGCTGGATGCAGGATGCCCGAGGGTCATGATCTGAATTGGTGCCAAGCGCACGGATGCTAATGCCACCCATACCAAATCCATGCCCAATGAAGGGTAGTAGATGATGTCCGGTTTAATGTTGCGAATGCGCGCGATGACGTTTGACAGCACGACATTGTCCTCTGGAATTTTCAGCCAGCCGTCAAACTCCTTGCGCGCAGCATCATCAACGGCATGTGGCCTGCCCATGCCTATCACCCTGAACTGCGTGCGTAGCTGACGCACAAGCGGTGCGTAGCAACGGAACATCGCATGAAGGCTGGTGAACCACTCGACAGGAATCAGAATCGTTGGCTTTGCACCAACAGGATGCTTGAGTTCAAATGCCTTGGCCGTCTTCGTTTGTCCGGAAAAATCCTGCTCCTTGAATCCATGCGCATGTAACATCTTGGCGTACAGATCATGAATCAAACCCTTCACCGCGTGCTTATTCTTGCCGTGGGCGTAGGAGCAATACATGTACGCGTCTGACATCGGTGAAAGGAAGCGGTCAGTAAGTTCAACATCCTTGAACAGTTCCCACATGCCAAGCAATTCCTCGCGCTTGTCTTCCGCTGCGCGTGAGGTTGCCAGCATCGTTGTCAGCATTCCAATGTACAGCGCGAACATCGTCTGCGGATTCTTGGCGAATGCTTCTTTGAAATTCATGCGAAAGCCGGAACGCAGTGAATAGGTAATCATGTACTTGATAAGGCCGGAAGAATCTTTGAACTTGATCTTGTTCGTGTCTTTTTCCGTCGGATCGGCACTGAATTGCGGCATCAGGTGGTCGCTGGTGCCAAACACGCTGCTACGGAACAGCACGTCAATGATGGCATTCTCACTCGCAACAGCGTCAAAGCCGTCCTGCGAGAGACTATACATCGGATCGGCCAATAGCGTGAACAAGGCAGCACAGAACCGCGTATATAACACCAATTTTGTGTCCGGGTTGATGCTGTAACCAACAAACTCTGCGCCTGCCTTTAACTTGCGCAGATTCTCCAGAAGCAAGCGACTTGCGTTCTCATAGTCGTGCGAGTAAACGGCCTTCTCGAATTGTTCGAGTTGGACGTTCTGAATTTGAATCATTGGTGGCTTCTTATCTGCCATAATCTTCTCCATAATTAGGATTTTCAAGGTACCAGCACACGACATCGTGGATGCTTTCTTCGATCTTGCGCGTCGGAGACCAGCCGAGTTCTGCACGAACCTTGCTGATGTCCATTGCGTAGCGACGATCGTTTCCGGGGCGGTCTGCAGTGAACTTTAGCATGTTGAACGTCTCAGGCGAGTGCCAACTCAGATTCTGTCCCCACATGTCTTTCAGCGCTGGCCATGATGCAGTCCACACTATCCGCGCGATTTGCTCATTCGTCCGTTCACACTCCCCACCAAAGTTGTACACCTCGCCGATTCTTCCCCTTTCCAACACAGCAAGCAACCCACGACAATGGTCGTCAACGTGCAGCCAGTCACGAATCTGCTGCCCGTCACCATGCAACGTCATCGGCTCGCCGTTCATACACTGGCGAATCATCGTTGGAATGAATTTCTCCGGGTGCTGGCGTGAGCCATAATTGTTTGCGCTGTGCGTGACGATTACAGGCAGACCATAAGTGTGATGATACGACAGTGCAAGGTGGTCGCTCGCGGCCTTGCTCGCGCTGTACGGATTGTTTGGCCTGTATGGCGACACCTCTGTCCAAGGCGCTTCTTCTGGAGACAGCGATCCATAAACTTCGTCAGTGCTAACATGCACGAATTTAAAGAAATGTGCTTCACGGTCAAGCCAATATGTCAACGCTTCTTCCAGAAGCACATTTGTCCCCATTACGTTCGTCTGAAGAAACGCCTCGCGACTTTCAATGCTTCGGGACACGTGCGTCTCAGCGGCAAGGTGGACGATAGCATCCGGCTGATGCTCGCGCAATATGCCGCCAACAACACTGGCAACGTTTATGTCATATCTGTAAAATGCCAACAAATTGCTGGGTCGCTCGGTCAAGTTTTTTGAGCGACCTGCATACGTCAACGCATCAATGCCAACAGCTTCATGTCCCGCGTCAACCGCCATCTCGCAAAACCTAGACCCGATAAATCCTGCCGCGCCCGTCACTAATATTTTCACACGCTCCCCCTAATTAACTCAAAAAATGCAACAAACGTCCCGCCCCACACGGCACCCATAAAAAGGTCTGCTTCATCGAGCAGGATCGGCAGACCTTTGCAGGCGAACGCAAACGCCATCAGCGCAACAGCGGACGCAGATCCGGCAATAAAGCTCAATAGCAACAGCCCTAGATGCCACATTTCAGAATCCCCCGCAGTGTGTCACAGACATGTGCAACGTCTGCTTCCGATAAAAAATTGTGGAATGGAAGACCGAGCAGGTGAGTTCGCAAGTGATCCGTTACAGGGAATTTACCGCATATAGTTTCTCGCCCGTCCATAAACTCAATACGCTCATCTAGGTACGGACGATACCATTGCTTTGTCTCAATGCCAGCTGCCAGCATTTGTGGCATGACTTTGGATGCCGGGGCTGGAAGAAGGGCGTTCATGATCGTGCTAGAATGTCGCAGCTCTAAACCTTCTCCATGACGTTCATAGAAAATTGCTGCACTGTTGTTCGCGCACTTCTCGCGGATGCGGTCAAGTGAGGCTAGTGCGACAACAGCATGATACTCGCTCATCTTCGCATTAGTGCCGTCTTCACCGAATGTGGATAAGCTGCGCACCCGCTCGACGATACTCTTATCAGATGAGGCCACGAAGCCCCCCTCACCGCACCCGATGAATTTGGTGGCGTGCAATGAAAAGCAAGTGGTGATGTTTGGGTCTTTGCTGCATACTTGAGAAGGGAATGCTCCTGCGGCATCAATGACGACAGGAGTGTGGTAATTTTCCCACGGCGCAACCTTGACTGGCATTCCAAATGTGGCAACAGGCATGGCGGCACACAAGCCTGTGAAACTACGCCATTGAGATGGTGCCATCTGCCATGTTTTTTCATCAATGTCAGCAAGATCTGTCGTGCACAAAGCAAGATGCGCGGCAAGACCTGTTGCGCCAAATGTTAGCGCAGGCACTGCTATAGCGTGACGATTGATGCCACCTCCATCATCACAATATATCGGGTCGCAACGCGCCTTCAATGCCAACTCCAACGCGGCAGTACCGCTTGAAACAGTCACACATGGCACCCCTGTGATCTGCTCAAGTCGTGCCTCCAACTCTTGGACAAGCGGACCATGATTGACATAGACCTTTGCAACATCAATCCTGCGAAGATATGGCAACAGCTCGTCTGCCGACGGCATGTCTGGAACCAACAACTTAATCATTCGCTCCCTTTCTTATTCTCAACCGAAACAAGTCCGACTTCCACACATGGCGCGATTCGTTAACAAACGAGTGCCAGCTGCGCCAATGAACCTACCGCCCCATGCACGAAGGTCGGGCTTGTTTCGGCTAAAACTTGAACAGCAAACTTCCTGCGACAATGCCAGTCCTGCCAGTCGTCCCAACCCCTGTATCAACAGAGCTTACCTCAATTCCTAGTGACCAATTCTCATCAAGCGCAACCTCCATGTTTACGCCATACATGAGTCCTGTCTTTACGACCGGTTCAAGCGGCATAATGCTGAAAGTCGTAGCGACCCTTGCCGCACCAACTTTCAACCCAAGCCGAATGTCACCGTCGTCATTTGTTCCCATTTGCCATGTTCTTGTGATAACCAAAGCAGTTGACTTCATGTGCGCGGCCACGTATGCAGAGCCTATGCTGCCGAGGTCGGCACGGCTGACTTCAATTCCGAAGCCATGCTTGTCCTGTCTGACGCCTACACCGGCAGCATAAACTTCAGGGTTGTTGTCCGTGGAATATTGCGACTTGGCATTAGACTGTCCTGCCGATGCAGAAAGGTAATATTCGGCGGAGTGGGCAGAGCACGCAAACAGCGCCAGCGACAAGAAAATTTTAGCGTTCATTCTATTTCTCCTCTTTGTGATTAAATGGATGCAATTCAGTGAAGTGCCATTCTATATAATTCGCCAATCCAAGATAACCCTTTTCGTGCAATGTTCCGCCGTGCGTTTTGATTACTTTTACGCGGAATTCATCCAGCGACCCAATAAAGCACCCGCGAGTAATTGTTATTCCATAATCCTTGTTTCTGAATGCTGTTAGCGTTCCAAATTCACCGCCAACTTTTGACATCCAGAGAATGTGCGCATCGCCGTACACCTGCGCATCGCCGGGCACCCGCGCGTTGCCGTACACCCGCGCATTGCCGTACACCCACGCATTGCCGGACACCCG